AAGGCGTTCCCATAGAGCTTGGCGAATTATTCAGCAGAATAGCTAACAAGTTATGCACAGTTTCAAGACAAGAGACAGCTTTTTTATCAGAGCCATCAGAAGAGACAAGCCACACCCAGCCCTCACGCTTTATAGGCTCTGCAAAGAGTTCGGATGGACAGTAACAGAGCTGAATAAGCAGCCAGCTAAAACAATTCAGCAATTCCTCATAATTTTGGGCGAAGTGGATAGGCAAACGAAAGAAGATATTGATAAAGCTAAACGTGAGGCAAAACTGCATTGAGTGTTCAATTTAACCTTACCATTGAAGATGAAGATTTCAAAAGGAAAATGGAAAGGCTGCCTGATTCTTTGCGGAAATATGTGCAGCAAGCTTTGAGCCAAACTGCTCAGACTGTTATGATGCGTGCGAGACAGCTTGCGCCGGTGAAAACTGGAAGGCTTATGCAAAGCATCTATGTTCAAATGGTGGCTGAATACATGTTTAAAGTTGCATGTTACGTGCCATACGCTCTTTTTCAAGAGTTTGGAACACGGTATATTATGCCACGTTATTTTTTGACACGTGCACTTCAGGAAAGCAAGTCAGAGTTTTTGTCAATTATGAGTTTAAACTTGCAATACGCACTTGCTGAGGTGTCTTCTGGGTGAGTTTAGGTGAAATAGCGGTTACGATCAGAGCAGTTGATGAGGCGACGCCTACCTTTGAGTCTGTTCGCAGTGCTGTAACGGACATGGGCGGGAACGTTAAGGCTGCAGGGTCCAGCTTCACTGACATGCAAACACATGTTGAATCTTGTACCGTGAGCTTGCGCACTATCGCCGGCGGCATAAGAACTACTGCTATGATGGGTACAGAACTCATAACACTCGCCTCAGACTTCGGAATCGTGGACAGGGAGACAAGCAAGTATCTTCGCACGATAATGATGGTCATAATGCTTGTATCCACTTGCGCTCGAATGTACAGTTTCCTCACGTTGATGACGACTGGACACACGGCTGCCGTGGCGATTGAAGGAACAACTGAAATAGCTACAGCAGGAGCCGTAACCGCTTCAGGCATAGCCCAGAGCATCAAAACAGCTATTACATGGGCAGCAACCGCAGCTCAAAACGCCTTGAACATTAGCCACGCAACGTTTCTGGCTTTAACCGGTGTGGGAATAGGAATCGTTATCGCTGCAGCAGCAGCCATGACTTATTTTGCAAGTCAAATGAACGCTGCAACTGCAAGCGTTAAAGAGTACAATGCAACCGCTGCCGAAACACCTGAGCGTACTCGTGGCATAACTCGAGCTGGAGAACAAGCTATGTACCGCAGAGGAGTTGAGAAAGCACCTTGACATGGATTAGCCCAACAGGTTATAGTGACCCGTCTGATGGCTGGGAGAATGAACCATACACTTACGATGACAATGTTGATTCTTACGCCAAAACCGTTGATATGGTTGGCCCACATAGTTGGGCGCCTGTGCTATACTTAACCGTCAGCTCAATAAATTGTAACAAAATCCGAATATATGGCAGCGTAGGCGTTAGTGATGCAACGGTTAAGATTTCAGTTTATAAAGACGGCGCATGGACTGAAGTTTATAATGGTCCGCCAAATGATTATGGATGGCAAGAGGCATCATTCACACAAGGAATAGTTACCCAAGCAAAAATTGAAATATACAATGGCTCAGGCGACATAGATTTTGCAGAAGTGTTCGAGTTTGATTTTTGGCAAGTAGAAAGCGAAGTTCCAGTTTCAGATACGACTATTGACATTCCTAAAATTGCAGTGGTTTTGGGTTCGGTTACGCCTCCACAGGGCGATGTCATTGAAGCCAGAGTACATCTGGGCGCCACAAAGGAAGTTAGCAGCTGGGAATTGCTTCTCCAGAATTGGGATAAAAATTACAGTCCAGGCGGAACGTATCCAATCAGCGTTGGCATGGATGGGCACATAGACATAGGCAGAGGCTTAAACGTTCCGCAAATCATCACATGCCGTGTTGAGTCCGTCAAATGTGAGTCTACGCCGACTGAAAACTACATTCGCGTAAGTGGCAGATGCTGGGGAGAGAAGCTCTTCCGCAGAGTCGTCACTAAGATGTATTCCAATCAAAAAGGCGAAGCTATAGTTAAGGACTTGCTGGATTACTATGCTGGTATAAGTCATAATCGAAGTGGAGTTGAACTTGTTGAGAACACCGACACCACATTCACGCTACTTGAATATGATAATACACCTGTCTGGGACATTCTAAGGGCTATTGCTGCAGCAAGCGACAAGGCTGGAGTGATTGGCTACGATTTTCGTGTGGCACCTGATGCCAAATTCGAGTTTTTCCCACGCCTCAGCAAAACATCATTCATAAGCCTTACTGATAAAATCGAAGTTAGCGAATATCGCAAGGACATTCTTGGCGTGAGAAACAAAATCACAATTTACGGAGCAGCAGGAAAGACTGAACCTCCGGGTGGAGACGCTTGGACAGAGGCAAGTTTAGATGGTTGGACAGTGACTTCTCCCGCCCATATAGGCATTGTTGCTTATGGTATGGTAGGCACTCATTCCGTAGAGGCTTATTGTGACATAGCAACCGAAGGAAATATTGTTGATTTTAAACATACACATCCCGTATCCATAAAGAATCCTTCTAAACTTGTAATGTGGCTTTATAAAACACCATACGATGACGATGCTTCCCAAAGTTACATTAGAATCTTAGCTCCAGACGCTTCAAATTATTATCAAATAAACTGGGTCGATCTGGCTTTGGGGTATGTAACTTGGAAATTGGAAGAATTTGATTTATCAAAAGGAAATATTTACGATGTAAATAAAAATGCCAGCGGTAAACTCCATGCTGTTGGAAATCCTTCTTTTACGAACATCCAAGCTATCCAATTCCATAAGGTGACTACAGGAGCGGCTACAGGAACAAACGCCCTTAGAGTTGACGGACTATGTTATCTGGAAATAAGATTTAGCTCAACACAAGAGGATAGTGATAGCCAATCGCTTTATGGATTAAGAGAATTAACAGATACTGATGAGGAGCTCTACTCTGATAATGAATGCATGTTGCGGGCTAAGGCTATTCTCGCTGAGCGGAAGGATCCAGCGGAGTACCTCACGGTGACAAGTACAGTTATCGACTATGGAACTACGCCTCTCTTGCCAGGCGACAAAATCCACGTAACATTGCCTAATGAAAATGTTGATGCTGACTTCCGCATTTTAAATGTTGAATATTACGTGGATGCTAAAACGCAGACTCTTGAGATTACGTTGGAGCTTGGGCGTGAGGTTCCGCTTCTGGCTGACTACATTTATGCTCTCAAAAGCAAAACTGACCATGTCAGTAGATACAAGATTACAAGGGTGATTTAGCATTGAGTGTTTGGGCTGGCGAATCAATCCACGATGCCATTCTAAGCGGTTTAGCGAGCGCTCCGCTGGGCAAGAAAATCACAAAGTTGATTGGCACACCGAACCCTAATGGGACAATTGCCACAATAAAAGCGTACCAGGATACAGAGTTGCTTTTCACGCTCACATTCACCTGGAACGCGGATGGAACATGGATTATTACTCGAACATAATCGGCTCGACACATTCGGCTTGCCAGATTGTGCGAGAAACCGAATTTTAAAATGGAGGGATAAAAAAAAATGAGTGTAAAAGAAAAAGGAAAAGCCATATTGCAATGGACGGTCGAAAAGTTCGTAGCAAAAGACGGCAAGGAAATTGAGGAAAAAGGCATTAAACCTTATGAAGTCATTAAAGGCAAACCGCATAATTGCATCTTACACGAAGGATGGATTGCAGCGTTCTATCTGATTGCAGGAGTTGGTTCAGCCAAAACTAAGTGGGACAATAGCAATGCCCGCATCGGAGTAGGCGACAGCGCAACTGCACCCGCCGATACGCAGACCGGACTTCAAGCGGCAACAAACAAATTATGGAAAGCAATGAATGCCTCATATCCGCAACAAAGTGGCGACCACGACCTTGTATTTCAATCTGATTTCGTAAGTGGTGAAGCCGAATACGCTTGGAACGAGGAAACCATAGTTAATGCGTCCAACGATGCAGGAGACAATCTTTGTAGGCAAAACACAAGCTTAGGCACTAAACCTTCTGGGCAGACTTGGAGATTGACGGGCACTATAACGTGGAGCTAAGGAGAAATAATTCATGGCTGTCGGTGATGTTTTCAGCGGACTTTCAAGCATAGCGGCAGCGGGTTATCTTGATATTCAACCTTCGTCAGGCGTTGAAGCTGTAATCCACAACATTTACCATGAAAGCGATGTGCAAATAGAATTTTACGATGGGACAAACAGTTTAATTTTTGACACGGATACGGGAGCGGGTGTTTATGCAAAATACGCTTTCCACGTTACAAACGCTAAGAGAATACGTGTTAAAAATACCGCTGCGACAGCGAAACTTGTCGGGTATGACGGAGTCCAGACCAAATGAGAGTAACTCCGTTATTGACAAGCCGTAAAGTTTTAACTTTCACTTATCCAGCTAATCTGGAAACACAAATTACACCTGAAACTTTACCTACAACTGAACCTACCAACCCTCAAATAACTTATACTGTGGCACAAGAAGACTTAGTTGGATTGAGTCTTACAGTTTTCAAAAGAGTGGAAGTTGCC